ACAGCACAATTCACAAAGACTGTTATAGTAATATCTTATATTACGATACAGTAGAAGAGTTAGAAAACGACATATACATCGTGCCAAACCAAGCAAGTACAGTTCGTAAAAAGGTTAAACGAGAATATGTTGTTTATGCTCCAGACAAGCTACACCTCAAAGGTCATTCAGAAACATCATTATTAGCCAGAAATGGAGACACTTATTTTATAGAAAGTGTTAGGGTTTATGGTGAGCATACATTGTTTACTAAAGAAGAAGCAGAGCAAGCGATGAAAGAGTTAAATGTTAATTGGGGCATTGCCAAAGTTAAATAGGTGGTACAAGAATGGAATTAAAGATTGACTTACTGCGCGACAGATATGAAACCATGTATAACAATTCTCAACACAATCACGAAGAGCATACTGTCAGAGTATGGAATCAATTCAACCAAGAGTATTATGGGTTCTATAGCGAGCAATCTGCTCTTGAATTTATCAGTATCATTTCTAAGTGTAATGAAAGTGGCTTGTATGACTTATTAACTGACCATGATTTGTATATTATCTTAGAAGATACACGAAACCATGTAGTAGATAAATGGTCTGCTGATAGAAGAGATTAGTGGGGTAGAACTATGAGAGAGATTGAACTAATGCGTTGCGCTAAATACCTAATTGACCCTAAGTGTGAAGTGCCAAAATTAAAACGTGAATATATTATTTGTGCGCCTGATAAATTAAAACTTGAGGGTGATACATGGCCTCCAGTATTAGTTAGAAATGGTGACGAATACTATTTAACAAGTCATGCTGTATATGACGGTAGCGATTTATTTACTAAGGAAGAAGCTGAAAAGGCATTGAAAGAACTGGGTTTAGATTGGGAGCTTTCGTTCTTGCAGGTAGTAGTTAAGGAGTAATTATGCAGCGTAAACAAGATATTATATGGTTACTTTTAGATTTAGTTAACGAGGCTTGTGAACAAGGTAAAATTAGCATTACTGAACGTGAAATGATTTTGAATTTCATTGATGGAGCTAATTAAGGTGGTGACAAGAATGAATAGATTATACCATATCTCAAACAAACAGTTTTTAGAAGAGCTACTTATTTATTTACACGAAAAAGGATATACATGGAAAGGTAAATTTCCACTTACCTCTTATATAATGGTTTATTTGTTATGGCCATCACGCAATGGGGATTTAGGTATTTATGTTGATGAACACTCTAAGTCGGTGTCACATTGTAACTTTAGCAAAATTGCAAAGCAAGAAAAAGGTAAGATAAGAGTTATTCAAAACAAGAGCATTAAACAAATCAAACGAATGGATAAACTGAATGTTTACGAAAAAATCGATAAGTTGCATGATTGGTTTAATAAGGAAAAGCAAAAATAAAAGGAACTAATATATGGAAAACGATATTGTTGATTTGCTTGGGTTAATGGAAGAATTGATTGAAGAAAAATACTATTATGATACAGAATACTTTTTTCTGTATGGGAAATTCTCCAAAGCCCTTGAAGCGGTTAAAGAAAAACTAGATTTAGTAGATGAACTTCAGGACAAGATTGATGAATTAGAAGCTGACAATGAACGTCTTGAAGAAGAACGAGATAAATTTGAGGGCCAAATGTATGACTGGCAAGAAGATTATCAAAGATTAGAGCGTGAGTACGAAAAACTCGCAGAAAACTCTTGACAAATACGGTAAGGTATGATATTATATATTCATAACCGAAACAGAAAGGAAATAACGATTATGCAAGAAGATATTCGGAAATTAGTAACCATCAAAACGATTGACGATATTCTGTCTATCGAAAACGCAGATAAGATTGAAGTCGCTGTTGTTGGTGGTTGGCGTGTAGTAGTTAAGAAAGGCGAGTTCCAAGTTGGCGACAACGCTGTTTACTTTGAAATTGACTCTTTCTTACCAGCTGACAAAGGTCACTTTGATTTCTTAGTTGAACGTGCTCCTAAGACAGTTACAGGCCCAGATGGTCAAGAACATAAAGGCCATGTATTACGGACTTGCTCGTTTGCGTGGCGTAATCTCTCAAGGCTTACTTATGCCAGTTAACCAATTCTTTGAAACAGAGCCAACACAAGAAGAGCTTAATGACTTCATGAAAGAGTTAGGTGTGTTTAAGTATGAGGAAGAGTTACCGTTGAGCTCTGATATTATCGGTCGATTCCCTCAACACATTCGTAAATCAGACAGTGAACGTATTCAAAACCTAACTCAGTTTGTTAACGAAGTACTTCCAACAACAGATAAGTCCAAATGGGTAGCTACAGAAAAAGTAGACGGGACTTCTACTACTTGGTGGAAAGATGAAGATAACAAGTTACACGTTTCTACTCGAAATTATGAGGTAGAACTAAGTGGTAAATACCTAGAAATGGCAAAGAAATATGATATTGAAAACTTATTATCTGCAAATGAATGGCTACAAGCGGAACTGATTGGCAAACGTATCCAGTCAAATCGACTACAACTGCCAGACAATCAGTTGATGGTATTTAACTACCACTTAAACAGTAGCGAAAAAGAAGATGAAATCAAACGTATCATGGTTCCTACTTATGACTTAACTATGCCAGATACAGTTGACGAGTTTATTGAACAAGTAAATGGTATTAAGTCTTTAGTTAACCCGAACGTTCAAGCAGAAGGTATTGTATGGACTAACGTTGATGGCGAGGCATTTCATGAGTTAAGTTACCGCCACAACTTCAAAGTAATTAACAACAAATATTTGATGAAACATTAAAAGGAGATTTTAATATGGTTGGCAAAATCAATGCGTTAGGATTATACAAAACAGGCAAGGAAGAAAACCTGTTATACAAGCGATACAAACAGACCCTTAAGATTCTTACTGTAGACGCTTTGAATAACGGGTTATCCCAATTCGTATTGCATATTGATGATTTTAAGCGAGACCTCTATGAATACAACAAGCGCTCATTATATAATATTGATTTGATTGAAAAACTAGAAGAATTTACATTCAAGGGCTTACAAGACTTATTTGACGGTCGCTTTGTTGTAGAGGTTCGTACAATGACTGACTGTGCTATATCTTATTACACGACAAGGATTTTCGTTTATCTATTAGACGCTCTTGAAGACGATAGCAATAAAGAGTTTCTTGAAAAGCGCTATGAAGTCTTAGTAAACAAATACAAATAATTTTAAGAAACCACTTGACAAATTTCAAAACTTATGGTATACTTAATTCATAAGTTAAGGAAAGGAAGATACCAATGAAAACTTTAGAAATCGGAGCTGTTCGTGGTCGTCACGAAATGCCAGTTGATAAGTTTGTTTTTGATGAAGCAATTACAAATTTTGACATCAAGGCAATCGAAGACCATGTTGATACAGTTCTCGACAAAGAAGTGTTCCTTTGTGATGGAGATACCTTTGACGCAATCTGTCTGTATGTAACTGGGTTAACGGTTGTTACAGTTTCCGTTATCAAATGGTGTTTTAATAATGACGTTGCGTTGTCGTTAATGCACTACGATAACGAGAAGCGTGACTATGTTGAGCAGTTTGTTTATGATAGGAGTTGGTAGTATGAAAAGCGGACATATTGAATACTCAGAACAAACATATATGGGTAAAACAGATTATGTTTTAACTGCCTATTGTAATAACGAAGAGGTGTTCAAAGAAAATTTTGTTACAAGGGAAGAAGCATTAAGGGTAAAAGATGTTATTTGTGATTACCTTTATTACTTTGACCTTGGTGACGACAATGGGCCTTTAGATATTGTTTCGTTGTCAGTGTTTGTACGAAATGTTTGTTGCTACTACATTCGTGAAGCAGAACAAATTATTAAAAGCAAACCTTATTCATCAATATATCTAGTAAATCCTATTAAGGTTAATTATATTAAGAAAGATAGAGACTTGTATGCGTCAGTATCTGTAGATGTTAAATATACAACAAGTAGAGGTTTGTCATCTGAGCGCTCTTCTGAAATCAAAATCTTTAGAAAAGATGATAAAGATAAGGCTGTTAAGGATATTATTAGAATGTTTTATAACGCAGTTAGACTTGTTCATAATGATTTAATTAACCATATAAACGAGGGCCTGTGGTAGTATGAAGAAACTAGATTTATCAATTACTTTAATCACTAATAAAGAAGAGAACCTAAAGAACTCTATCAGCCTCAATAAGGGTAAGGAAGAGTATATTCTAAATATTGTCTTTACGCTAAACGAATATACAGGTAAGCAATTCGATACTTTACTACTTACAAGTAGCAGTTTCTTATTTGTAAGATGGGAAGACGCAATGAATTTTTCTACAGCGGTTGATATTGCATATAATAATAAAGCATTTGAAGATATGGTATTTAGAGACATTGACCGAGTATTGTCTTTAATGTACGAAGAGGCTAAAAAGTTAAGTATTAACTTCCATAATGCTTTAGAAGTAACAAAAGAGATTAAGGAGAATATTTTCTAATGTGGACTTCATCATTGTTATTGTTAGAAACAAAACCTTACTACCAAGAACCAATTAGAAAACAAAAGTTGGTTATGTGGCTTAAATCATTTGTAAAGAAAGGAAATCACAATGAATAAGAAAGTATTGTTAATCGCTCCATTAGTATTATCCATGGTAGCGAACCCAGTATTAGCTCAAGAGGTATCATCAGAGACTCCAGTTGAGCAATCAAGTGTTGTAAATAATGCAACAGTTGAAACAAAAGACGAAACTAAGACAGCTGTAGAACAACCTACACAACCACAAGAAGCTCCGTCTGAATTAAAAGACGCTATTGTGAACGTGAATGTTTTAGACCAATCAGACGAAAAACAACCTGATGGTTCTGCGCAAAAGGTGGTTATTGACCACGCTCGCAAGATGTCAGTTGACTTTGACCTTACGCCTTATCGTGAAAAGGTTAAAGATGGCGATTGGTTTGACTTAAAATTACCGTCTCCAATCGAGGGCGTAGAGGGCACTGTTGACTTGGTTGAGTCACAATCAAACACTGTTATTGGTGTAGCTCAAGTCAAGAAAGACATCGTATCAACTACATTAGTTGGTATTACCAACTACATCAAACAACAAAACCTTGACGGTGTTAAAGACTTGAAAGGTAACTTCTTCTTCCAATGGCTCGTTAAAGAGGCAGTACAGGACAAGAAAGTTGAGTTTGAAGTAGCAGGTGGCAAGAAGATTACCTATGATATTACAGCGGTTCCAAAGTCAACGTCTGCTGACTATGATGGTGAGAACGAGAACTTCGCTAAGTTACATGGTGTAACTAAAGAGGAAGACTGGAAATCACCAACATTGAATTTACAAGGTGGCTATTTACACCCTTGGACGTTGCGTATCAACACAAATGGTACTGTATACAAGGTTATCCGTATCAAGGATAAAATCAAGAACAGTCACTTTATTCCTGAAAAGTTCACTCTTAAGAAAGGTTACTATGACCTTAAGCGTGTAAATTTCCATGGTGCGGTAGATATGCTTAAAGACGTTGATTATAAAGTTACATTCTTCAACAACTATACCGAGTTTGAACTAGCTATTGAGAATGTTAACAACTCAGCGTATTACTTGTCATACTCTTCAACAGCCCCATTAGGCGGTCACGTTGTAAGCAATACAGCTTATATGTATGGTGACGATGAACAAGTTAAGCCAAACCTGAAACGGTCATTTACAGAATACAACTTAGACCGTACTTCACAAGTAACTAAAGGTGGGTCTATTACACTTGACCCTTGGAAAGAGACACGTCCTCTTGACCCAAGTAAGCCAGTGTTGCCTGACCCAGAACCACAAGAGTCTTCATCAGAAGAATCAAGCTCAAGTGAAGAAGTATCGTCTGAGTCTAGTTCAGAGTCAAGTTCTGTAGAATCATCTGAAAGCTCAAGTGAAGTATCCTCTGAATCATCGTCTGAGAGTTCAGAAGAGTCCAGTAGCTCAGTTGAGTCTTCCGAATCGTCCTCTGAGAGCGTGTCTGAGAGTTCAAGTGAATCAGTATCAAGTGAAGAATCATCAGAATCTTCATCTGTAACATCTGAGTCCTCAGAGTCTCAATCATCAGAAGTAAGTTCAGAGTCTTCATCTGAACAACCTAAACCATCTAAGCCAGAAGAAAAGGTTCAAACTGAAAATAAACAGTTGCCTAATACTGGTGAAGAAAAGGGTGGCTTATTCGGTAGCGGTCTTGTAATCTTGTTCTTAGCTATCTTCTATGCTATGAACGGTAAAAAAGAAGATGAATAATCAAAAATAACTATTGACAATCTCTCTCTTTTGTGGTATGATAATATCATGAAAGGGAGAGATTATAAATGAACACACATAAGGAAATTTTTGAAGCATGGATTGGGGGCCAATTAAGTCCTCAAACACAACGGTCATACCGTCAGAAATGTAACAAGTTTTTCAACATGGTATTCGGTAAAGACGCATATCTCGCCACCAAGGAAGAGATTGAGTCAATTACACCCGCTCTTGTAACAACTAAGTTCTTAGAAGTTGAGCGTAAGAATGGCATGAAGTTAGGAACTACTAAGCAAACTTTGAAAGCAGTGACTCTTTACATTAAAGAGTTACGAGCTAACCGAGTGTATGGTGAAATCAATTATGATTACATCATTGATAAAGCACTTGTGATGAAAGGTCGTAAAGACTCAGATAGAGAATTTACGAACCCAATGAACTTTGATATGATGAATCGTATGGTAGATTGGTTAAAACACGAACGTTTCAAAAATGCCAAGTCACCATATAAAAGCAAGGGTGTCCAGTACGCTACATTGGTAAAATTCATGTGGCAGACAGCTACTCGTGTCAGCGCTAGCTTGAATCTTGAATGGTCAGATTTTAAGTATGAGCCTGACGTGAACGGACAACTTGGTTGGGTATTATATGCGAACGATAAGGGTGGTAAGACCAACAAAAAGTTCGTGTCTGAGGCCCTTTTCCGTATGATAAAATCCAACTTTTATCACCTAGGTACAAACAAGGTTTTCTCAGCTTGTAGCAAAGATGGGTTCTCAGATTTGTTTAATGAGTTCTCAAACCTCGTTAACTACAAGGTGACACCTCACAGTATCAAGGCGGGAGCTATTAGTCACTTATATCAATTAACAAATGACCCACAACAGGTTATGAAGTTTGCAGACCATGAAGACTTTAATACAACGTTAGGCTATATGAAGCGTAACTATGATAGAGAGTCCTCTGGTGAATACATGATGGCACAATCAGTTAAAGCTGACGAATCACGTTTAACTGAGTTGACCAAAGAACAGTTGCTAGAACTTATCTATAAACATAACTTAGGTAACAAATTAGCAACCCATGCGATGAATGACGGATATTTAGGTAACGCTGTAGTGGCGGGTACTGAGAATAATGTTGTTTTCCTTGACAGAGTGTGTTAAAACACCCTGTCATTTTTTGTTGACAAAATCTTAATTTTATGTTATGATATTAGCATAACATGAGAAAGGGGTGTGATGGTTATTAAACCAACACATAATCTCGACATCAGGCTAGGCGTTGACCTATCCGAATTAGTCAAACCTCAAAACATTGAGGGAGCCAAGGTTGCACTTGGAGCAAGCTCTGACACCGATTTAGCAGAGCGGTTTCTGAATTGTGTATACCAAGCAGTAGGTTCGGCAATTTCAAATTTCCCGAACGTAATTATTACTAGTAGTCAAGTCACCAATGAGTTGCAAGACGAGTTGGAAAATAAATAAAAGGGGTTCGATTTATGACTGAATTAACAAGAGGTACAGCTAAGTTTCGCTTTGTTGGTCATGTAAAACTAAACGATGATAGCATGAAAGCTCCAGAGGCAAGTAAGAAGTCTTCATGGTTTGGTGTTAACACAGGTTTTACATTAACTGACAATAACGGGCAAATGCTGACCGTAACATTCCAAGGTGGTTATGATAAGAAATCTAACGTTCTTAAGCGTCTTGGGAAACGTGAAGAGGGTCAAGAAAAAGCTAGCATGATTGAAATTCCTCGTGCTGACCGTAACAATGAAAAGTTGTTAGAGAAGTTGGCAGACATCGCTTTCTCTTATGCGCAGGTAGCTCCAGACCCTGAAAGTGAAGACCAAGAAAAATTTGTCTTCAAGAAATTCGTAGACTACATTGACTTCTTTGAATATGTTAAGAAACATATCAAGAATGGTGACTTAGTTCGTGTAACAGGTCATGTTGAGTATAGCGAATACACTGACCGTAATGGGGTAGAGCGCCAAGGCAAGCGATATATCGTTGACCGTATCGTTAAGAACCCTGTAGTTAAACAGGGCGAGGGTGACGCAGTTGAGTATGTTCCAGAGAAATGCTCAGCATTGCTTATCCAAACTTGCTTGTTTGACGACTCAGTATTAGCGGGCGATGTACTTGACGAGTTAGAAGAAAATGGCGAAACAACTATTCGCTTCTATGTTCCTCAGTACTTAGGAAAGATTAAAGTAGGAGACAACTATGTTGACTACAAGAAGACAGTAGCAATTCCTCAAGCTATGACGATTAAGCTCAAAGAGGGCGAAGACATCAAGAAAGCTAAGAAGAAATTGAAAGTCTTGTTTGAACCAAAAGATGAAGAAAAACTTGTATCTCGTGATGTTATTCTGAAAGTGCGTGAGGGTTACAGTGAAGTTAAGAGTGACCAACCACTAGAGTATACAGATGAAATTAACGACTTATTAGAGGCTGGTTTAATTAGTGAAGAAGAACTTGGTGCAGTGGCAACAGTTCGTGGTACATTTACAAGCCAACTTATTTTCAATAAGGTACAACTTGTTAAGTCTGACTCAGGTATTACATTATCTGGTGGCGAGATTTATGACCGCTCAGTATTAGTTCGTCCAGCTGTTGAAAATGAAGCTAATACTCCTTTTGATAACGAACCAAAACAAAAGAAAAAAGTCGAAGACTTACTAGACGATGATGATTTCGATTCAGACGATGAAGAAGACATCTTTGGTTTGGGTTAATAAATAAAAGGAGAGTGTTATTTTCTAATGGCATTATGGGGTAACAAAGAGAACAGAGAAAGAAAGAAACGTAAGTTAGGCGCTAAGGTTTTAATTTACGGTTTAGAGGGTACGGGGAAAACTAGGTTTGCGCTTGGTTTCCCGAACAGTGCCTATATTGATACGGAAACTGGTGCGGGCTTCTACGATAACGATGGTATCGCAGAGAACGCTACAGAAATGATTAACTTAATTAGTTATCGTGAGTACGAAAAGGCGTTAGCTGAAATTATCAAGAACAATGAAGACCTTGGTTTTACAACCTTAGTTACTGACTCAGTATCTAAGATTCGTGAAAACATGGAAGAGGTTGTTATGACCGTTGAAGAAGCGAGAGCAAGACGTGACGGTAAACAAGTTGAAGACACAAACATTTCTCAACGTTCATGGGGTCGTATCAAGTACTTGTCAGGTAAACACCAAAACATGAAGATTACTCTTTCAAGTAAGGGTGTTATCGTACTTGACATCGCTCAAGCGAAACCTATTTCAGACGAGCAACGCAAGGCACGACAAGACTACTTTTCAACTCACGTTGGGTATGACCCAGTAATGAGTAAGCAAGCTAAGTTTGACTACGACTTGATTCTGTATATGTATGCAGAAGCTGACCTTGAAGACCAAGACAGAGTGGTTTACAAGGCTCTTGTAATTAAAGACCGTATCAATCGCTTACCACAAGGTACAGTAATTGACAACCCAGCATTTGAAATGTGGGCTGATAAGATTTTACCTAAAGGTAAGAAAGACCAAGGTGTTGTTCGTGAGCTTGATTTCGTTCATGAGAATGAAGAAGATAAAGAGTATTACGAACAGACTGGTGATGAAACAGCTGCGCCACTCAGTGAGCGTATGAAAAAATTGATTGACCACCTCAAGAAGAACGATAAGGAAGCATACGAAACGTTCGCTAAAGAATGGTCTGCAATTAGTAACAAGAAATTGTCACTTTGGACAAAAGAAGAACTTGCAAAAGGCGAACAAGTGTATAGTAAATACGCTAGTTCCGTTAAATAGGAGAGTAATTTGAAGTATACGACTAGCGATGGCAGACAGGTGGAGCTTTCACAAGCCCACCTAGACGCTTCATTAAGAATTTATGAAGAACTAAGAAAGTCAAGCCCAAGTCAACGTGTATCATGGGCAAGACATAAGAAGATGATGGAACAGTCAGGTTTCTTTGACAGTGAGTCTACTGAACGCTATCGTTGTGCTATTAAAGAATACCGTAAGAAAATGGGCACTCTACCGTCAGTTGAGAAACACGCTGACATGGTAGCAGATAGCAAACTTGACGGTATTAAGCGATACATCGGTGAAATTCGTGAATCACAGTTAGAAGCCCAAAATGATTACAACCGCCTTAACAGATTGAAGCGTGAAATGACTCGTGACATTTTATTGTACGAAGCAGTTCAAGGCTCATTATCAGATATTGACTATACAAATATTCCAGTATCTGTATTGCCAGAAGTTAAAGACGGTGATAAAGTAGCGATTGCAGTATTAACTGACATTCACTACGGAGCTATTGTTGATACGCCTTTGTCAGAATACAATCCTGAGATTGCTGAACAGTTAATCATGGAGTACGCTGACAAGTTGTTAGCATTAGCTAAGAAAGAAAACATTAAAGAGTATTACATCTTGAACCTTGGCGACATCGTTGAGGGCGAGTTGAGACCTCAAAGCTTGATGGACACTGACATGGTGTTGGTGAACCAAGCAATCAGGGTATCTGATATTATCGTGAAATTTATTTTCAAGATTGCTCAACACGTTCGGGTAAAATACTCAGGTATTGGCGGTAATCATGACCGCATTTCCAAAAATGCTAAAGAGAATATTGATGGCAATAACGTACAATATGTATGTAACGCTGTAGTTGAACGTATTCTTGCGGGTGCAGACAACGCTGAATATATTCCTTTAGAAAGCCTATCATACGGTATCATTGAGTATGGTGGCAAGAATGTACTTGCTGTTCATGGCGATGTCCATTCAATGACTGACAAATCAATGCTTGCAAAACAATCTCAATTATTGGGTAAGAGTTTTGACCTGATGTTAGCGGGTCACAGACACCACTTTTCAATGACTGAGGTAGCTCATGACCGATACATGGTATCGTTTGGGTCAATCAAGGGTACTGATTCATACAGTATTCGTATTGCAAGTTCAAGTTGTCGTTCTCAAGGTGTAGTAATCTTTGACGAGGACAACTTTGAAGTAAAACAAATTAAACTTTAGAAGAGAGGGCTTCCCATTATGGTAAAAGACGGTTACAGTATTGTGCATTGTTATTATTGTGGGGAGCCTATTTCTAATGAGGGCGATTTGGTTGAAAAGAAAATACCACTTGTTTGCAAGAATGGTAAGAAAAGAATGTTCTCACGCAAGCTCCATTACTGGTGCGTTCCTAAGATTGTAAACGATATTAAGATTGATTCCGAAGTAAAACTAGATGAAAAGTATTACTGGGATAAATGTTATCGGAAAATGCAACAATGGCTAGGGTCTGAAAGAGGGTTAGACCAATTTGCTGTAATGCGTATTCAAGGTCTAAGGGTTGGCAAATTCGCACCAAACGGTACAAATACCATGGGTTTAAGACGTGGGTTTGAGTATCAGGTTATCTACAACACGATGGTGTGGAAATCTCTTGAGATTGATAAGATGATACACAGCATGGAGTTCCATGATAATAAGCATAAAATCAATGCGATTATGAAGATTATTACGGAACGAGTTGGCGAAATGCAACTAAAAATGGAACAACAGAATCGTGCGAATCGTGCTCTTGATAGGGTTAAAGAGGAAATTCCGTATAAGACAGTCGAAGAGTTCTCAGGAAATAAGGGCTTCTCACATCTAAAGGACGACAGAAGTGACGCTCTTAAGAACTTGGTGTCTGGGATTGATGAAGACGATGATGATGTTGATGATTTATTTAGTTAAACAAGAGGTGTACGGTTATTTCAGCAGAAGTTGAACAACAAGAAAAGAAACGTGACGAACTTAAGAAGTTGTCCCATGTAGCAGAAATGATGTTCGTAGCCTCGTTATATACGGATATGTCTCTAATGGACGATTATCATATTAAAGTCAGTCACTTTATTAAAGGTGGCCCAGCTAGAATGTTCTATAACATTTTGCTAGGCATGAAGAAAAAACAATACGATAGCGTAAACCAAACTGATATTGAAACGTATGTTCAGTCACTGGGCGAAAAAGCAATCAACACATATCGCAATTACGGTGGTTATCAGACAATCTTATCTTTCATTGAGGCGGTAGATAAGAAGAATGTCCTAACATACTATTCAGATGTTAAACGCTATAGTGCACTCCGCAGATTAAGAATGGCGGGTTTCGATGTAGAGTCGAAATGGGAAGATTTATCTAAGCTATCCTATGGAGAGCTTAATCAGTTTATGGAAAGTACCATGAGTGATGTGTTTGATGAATTTGACGATTCAAACAATAAGGTTGAAGACCTTAAACATGGTATGCGTGAAATGGTTGAGAAAATTCAGACAAGACAATACCAAGGTTTACCAGTTAATTCCCACTGTTTGAACTCAGTTATCAACGGTATGGCGTTAGGAAACATTACCATGGTTGCGGGTATGTCTGGTGTTGGTAAGACATTTGTAACTTCATCTTTGGTTATCCCTACGATTATCAAAGAGAACATTCCAATCCTCATTATCTGTAACGAGGAAGACGCTGACAAATGGCGTTGGGATATTGTAGTATGGATTGCCAACAATATTATTGCAAGTAGATATGACGAGTTTGCGGGACAAAAAGTTGAGAAGATTGGTCGATTTGGTGACGGTCTCAACAAGAAAGAATTAGCCATGGTTAACAAGGCTATTGAGTGGTACGAAGAACACCTAGAAGACGGTGTGTTGAACTTTGTAAACTTAGAAACGTTCTCAGCAGACCAAGCGATTGCCTTGATTAGAAAATACGCAATCAAATATGGAGTTAAATACTTCATCTTAGATACATTCAAACTTGATAACGACATTGGTTCAAAGGTGACGGATAATTCATGGCTACAACTTCAACAGAATGTGGTTAGAATTTACAACGTTATCAAGGAAAGTAACTTAAATGTTCACCTATGGATAACATATCAGTTAAGCAAGACACCTAAGAAATACCTAGACCAAAGTGTACTTGGTATGTCTAAGAACGTTGCAGACGTGGTGTCAACTCTTATCTTGGTTCGTAACGTTACGGAGCGTGAAAAGAGCGAGGGCAAAATGAAAGTAATGGGGCCTAACGGTGTTGAAAAGGTTCTGAACCCAGACAATGACTATATGGTATTCTTTATTGACAAAAACAGACGTGGTACTACTTCTAAACAGGTAGTGATTGAAACCGATAAAGGACTGAACATCATTCGTGATGTTGGGTTTACAACAATTTACGAAGAGTTCTAATGAAGAGGTGTTGGTATCTTGGATATTAAAGATATGAAAAAGATATTATCAGAAGATACTAGCAAAATCGAAAAACTGTTAGAGTATTTCGGGTTCCATAGCTTTAATTATCACGATGGAAACTTGAGGTGTGCGCTACCTGACGGTGACAATATCACCTCAGTCTCTATCTACTTAGACGAATCGTTGTACGGTGTAATTTATACAAGAGGAAGTTTTAAGGGCGATATTTTTCATATCATTCACGAAGCTACAGGGCGCACCTTAAAGGATATTCTTAAAATTACATCTGCACTGTTTGGTTTTTCAAGAGGACTAACATTGTCAAGCTATGTTAGTCATAACGAAGTTGTTGGTGCTATTATGGCAGATATACCTTTAGCCAAGAAAAAGGTATATGAAGAAAAAGAAAATGAGTTATATCCAGAAGACAAGCTCAACAACTACATCAGAGCAGTTCATGTTGACTTGATTCAAGAGGGTATCTCGCCAACGGTAGCGAAACGGTTTGGTATATCCTATGACCCACAGAACAACAGAATTTTGTTTCCTCATTTTGACTGGTACGACACAGATAAGATTGCGGGTATTCAAGGTCGTATCATTGGATTGTCAAGTGAAGAGTGTGACCTACTGGGTGTTCCTAAATACTGGAACTATATCAAAGGTTACTTTAAGACACGCAACTTATATGGTTGGGGTCAAGCAAAAGAAGAAGTTATGAAGCGAAATCAGCTTATCATTTTTGAGGCTGAAAAGTCAGTATTAAAGCACTTTACGTTTTGTAAAGGTAAAGGGTTCTCGGTCGCTCTTGGTAGCCACGAACTCAGCAAAGAACAAATTAAGTTTATTGTAAACAATACAAATCCTGATTGTGAAATCATATTTGGTTTTGATAAGGACATCATGACCAATGAAGTTGAACGCAAAAAGGCTATGGAAATGATGAAGAAGATGGCTCTATTTAGAAAAGTAAGTTATATGGAAGACCCGTTTCCTAACAACAAATTATTAAAAGAAAAGGACTCGCCAGTAGATAGAGGGTATAGAGTGTATAATTATCTATTCGCTAGTCGCAAGGAGATTTAATGTATAAGAAAGAAATTCATTTAGCTCTAACTGGACATCGCCCTGACAGACTGGCGGGATATGACTTATCATCTTTATACTATCGTTGTATGAGAGATTATTTGTTAGGTGTAATCAAGAAATATCTTACCAAATACGATACAGTTGTGTGTCATTCTGGTATGGCATTAGGCGCAGATACTATATGGGCTATAGCGATTGTAAAAGCTCGGTCTATTTATGGTGATAGAGTTAAGTTTCATGCAGAAATACCGTCTCGTGACCAATACCATAAATGGGGCAAAGCTGACCAAGAACGATGGAAGTATTTAATAGGTGTTGCGCAAGAGGTAACAGATTATTTTGACCAGCGTAAGCATTATGTTCAGATATTAGATAGTAGGAACGTTGGAATGGTTGACAAGTGCGATGTTTTAATTACTGTATGGGACGGAAAGCCATTTGGCGGGACGTATAAAGCTATTAAGTATGCAGAGAGCAAAGGCAAACAGTTGCTCAATCTTGAACCAGATATGTTTTATTAAAGGAGATTTGATAAATGGCACGACTAAGTGGCGATATTTACAAGAAATTACGAAAGAAGTACGGAGTAGATACTATCTGGTCTTTCAGTAGAATTAACACCTATTTAGACCAACCATGGTGCTACCGTATGCAATACATTGAAAAAGCAGATGTGAATGGTGACAATATCTATTCTTACTTTGGAACGATTTGCCACGACATCATTGAAAGCTATTACGAGGGACATCACCAAGCCCATGAGTTACTAGGTATCTTCAATACTAAGGTAAGCGAATGGGAGAAGTTAGATAACCCTAATCTCAAGTTCCCAAGCGAAAAGGTTCGTGACGGATACATCTTGAATATTCAACATTACTTTGAGAACTTTGAACCTATCGAACACCCAGTGACAAGCGAACAACCAGTACTTATTGTGTTAAATCGTAATGACCGTAACTATGTTTTAGTAGGGTATATTGACTCAACATACTGGACTGACGACAAGACAAAACTTCATATCGTTGACTATAAGACTTCAAGCAAGTCTGGTTTCAGTGGTAAGAAGTTGAAAGAGAAAGCTAGACAATTACTGTTGTATGCTATTGGTGCACATCAGAAAACTGGAGTGCCTTACGAGAACATTTCTGTTGAGTATGATATGCTTAAGTATGTTAACGTTCGTTACTTACAGAAAAATGGTAAGTGGGCTACTAGCTTACAAGAGCGTTCTAACTGGGTAAGCTCTCAACAAAACAAGTTGTTGAAACTCTTGATGGATAATGACATCATGGAATTTGAAGCTCAAGAAATGATTGATAACGCAATTTTAGACAATTCACTTGAATCAATGCCTGACTATGTTCAAGAGAAATTTAAGATTGAGAAAGGCGTTGTAGTGGTAGAAGCTACAGAAGAAGATATGAATGAATTGTCTGAGTTTATTATGGACGTTATTGACGAAATCGAACACAAATCTAAAGGTGATTTAGAGGTTGAGTTCCCTGAGCCTGTTATTGATGAGAGCAACAGTTTCTTCTTCCATGTGTTAGGGAAACCGTTCTTGCAGTATCATCAAGGCTATAAGGATATGATGTTAATGAATGGTATGAACACCGATGGTGCAGACCTAGACGACATCATGAATTATTTTGAATAAAATCTCAAATAACTATTGACAAAATCGAAGAGATGGTGTATACTTATCATATCAAATAAGTAATACACCATTTCTTTTTAAGGTTAGGAGAATATTATGAAAGAAGTTTTAACTCTAATTGACGACTTGACACTTTTAATGACACGGTATGATTTCAATACCCTTATGCACATGGTACAATACAAGGAAAAGACCTTGGGTGGAGCGTACAATGTTCACTATGATACACTTGTTGAGTACAACATGGAACGTGGTGGGTTTACCGCTGAGTTAGATGTTTACTGTCATGACGCAAGCGCTATGTTTACCACTAAATCATTGGCTAATGTATCATTGATTATCAGTTATAACAACAAGCCATTGTACCGCCATTCATTGCAAGCAGAAATTCCAGACAACCCACAAAATGGGTTATGGGAGTACACAGAGGTATCTGTATTCGTTGCTTCACCATTGGCATTTGCGTCTGTAGTAGAAGACGGTTATCAAGAAACACTATTACAAGTTGTGAAAGACACAGCGGAAAAGTTAGGTAAGTAATATGCGTTACAACGAGAATCATGACTTATGGGAACATGCATTACAACTCTCATTGAAGCCAGAAGATTATGAGTACACAGAAGAAGAGAAGAAGTTAGTGGAACAGATTTACAACACTTTCTTTGGCAGTAACACTCGTAATTATCGCTTGGTTTCAGATGAAGACTACGACATGATGTTAGAAGAAGCCCTTAATATGAACTATCTTATCTTGTCTAAGTTCCTTGAAGACCACGACTTGACCGTAAGTAGTATGTCACGAGAGTATGGTATTGCACGTTCCAATATTTCAAACATTCGTGTTAAGGCACATCTTCCAAGCGACAACATGATTGAGACACTTGGAGAGATTGGACTTAAACTTGTCGGACGCAAAGAGCTACACAAAATGATTAAAGAGGGGATTGAGGCTGGTTGGCTAAAACCTTTATAAACTTACATCAGCATACCCACTACTCAAACGGAACCACAATTCCAGAGGTAGTATCTAAGCCCTCTGACTACATTCAGTATGCCTTAGATAATGGGTTGAAGTCTGTATGCTTTACTGAGCATGGCAACGTGTTTTCATGGGTAGCTAAGAAGAAACTAGCTAACGCTTCTGGTCTCAAGTATATCCATGGTGTTGAAGCGTATGTGACAGAAACACTTGACGAAAAGGTTGCAGACAATTATCATTTAGTGCTAATTGCTCGTAACCATGAGGGCGTATTAGAGCTAAATCGGCTCATATCTCACGCCTACGGGGGCAGAAATGGTGAAGAGGGTAATAACCATTTCTACTTTAAGCCTCGTCTATCGGCCTCTGAGGTGGCAAATACGAGCGATAATATCTTCATTTTATCAGCCTGTCTTGGTGGCCCGCTATGGCAAAATTATTCAGCAAATAACATGGATAATTTCAATCGGTGGGTAAAGTTCTTCAAGGAGAACAAACATCGTGCTTGGTTAGAGGTTCAACCTCACAACGACAGAGAGCAGATTGAGTACAATAAGCTCTTGTTATCGTTGCATGAAGAGCATGGTATTCCACTTGTGGCTACAAATGACGTTCATGCTGTAGATAAACGGGCAGACGGTCTTCGTAAATCACTTATGCGTGGTAGCAAGTTCTTTGAACCTAAAGCACAACAGATTGTCAAGGGTTCTGGTATCTCATTAGCAGACGCAGAAGATATTGTCGTAGAAGAATGGGAACAAGAGAACCAAGGATTTGAATGTTGGGCTAAGTCATACGATGAAATGATTGAATCGTTTGAAGCTCAAGGTGTCTTATCTAAAGAGCAAGCGATTGAAGCACTTGCCAATACATTGGTTATCGACTCTATGATTGAAGACCATGAATTTGACCGTACATTTAAGTATCCTAAGATTTCAGATACACCAGAAGATGATATGAAGAAGATTATCAATACTGGTTACAGAAGTCGTGGGCTTGACAAAATGCCTAAAGACCAACTGAAAGAATACATTGAACGTGTTCAGAAAGAATACAAGGTGTATAAAGACATGGGTGCTATTGACTATATGCTCTTGGAAGAGTATGTGGTTGGTACTGCCAAGCGTAACGGTAAATGGGTAGGTCCCGCTCGTGGGTCTGTATCTGGTAGCTTAATTGCTTACCTAATGGGTGTTACTGACGTCGACCCAATCAAGGAAAACTTGAGCTTTGAGCGTTTCATGAACAAAGACCGTATCTCACTTCCCGATGTCGATAACGATATTTCAGGTGTTGGGGAAGAGTCTGACAGAGCATGGGTTGAAAAATTCATGATGAACAATGAGAAGTTTAACTGTTCAGCTATCGTAACATACGGTACACTTGCTATCAAGAGTGCTATCAAAGTTGCGGGTCGCTCACTCAATATGCAACCTCAATTACTGAATGAAATCACATCAGATATTTCAGATGATGGTGATATTCCTGTAAGTATTCGTAACGATTACAGTGAATTGATTGAGATTGCTGAGGGTCTAGTAGGAACAGTTACTCACGTTGGTCGTCACGCCTCTGGGTTCGTGGTTACAACAGATGATATTGAGTCAGTGTTTGGTGAAATCCAAGTAGCGAAATACCAATATCCAGTAACTGCAATCGCTATGAAAGAGATTGACTACCTTAACTATGTGAAGCTAGATATTCTTGGTCTTG